GTCATACCCCAGTTCAAGTTCCGCACCAGCCACAACAGGACATGGGCTAACAACGGCATGATGGGATACTTCCGTTCCGCATGTTATAATACTCTGGTTGATGGTAACAAGCTGGCGTATGTGTATGGTCGTCACTCCAAGAACTTCTCTGTGCCTAGCTTTGCAAGTAAGATCAGGGCAGCATCAGACTATATTGCTAACGATGGAATAAACAAGATGCACCGCTGGTATCAAACGCCTGTGTCCAGAGATCAGGCTATCAATTTGTTTAGCCGTACACTGGCAAAGCGTCTTGATAACGTGACCAAAGCACAAGTGCCTAACAAGGTGATGCTGTCCAACCTGATGAAAACTTTTGACGAGGAGAACCGTCACTTGATTGGGCGTGGTAACTATGAGAAGTATGGAGAACGCACGGAAGGTACTCTCTGGACTGCGTATCAGGCAGCTACGGCATGGTCTACCCATGTGCCGAAGCCTAACACACGGGTCTTCCGTGAAGACAAGGTACGGAAGATGATGGACTCAACTCACTGGAAAGAACTGGAGCAAGCAGCATGACTGACCTACAAAATCTGAAGAAAATCAAATACATCTTGGAAGAAGAAGTCCTGAACAGGCTGTTTCGCAGTGGCGTCGAATGGGCAAATGTAAAAGAAGCTCTGATCGTTGTTGACAAGATGATAGAAACAAAAACCAAGAAGGGTAAGGCTGTCAAGTCACGCCCTGCTGCCGCCAAGAAAGCACCCAAAAAGAAAGCACCTGAAATGTTTTCTTGGGAGTGGTGGATTTCATAATGGCAAAGAAGTCTGACAACAAGTACGACCCGACAGAACGTCGGATCAAGAAACGTACATCAATAGGGGCGGGACACTTATCCCGTCCCAAAAATAAACACAAGAGACTTAACTGGAAAAAATATAGAGGACAAGGACGATGAGTTATATAATAACACAAGCTCAGAAGGACGAGATTAAAGATGTAGACGACATTGATTTAATGATAGATGAAGATGAAGAAGAAGTGTACACCTTTAAGAGTTATGAAGAGGCTTCAGCCTATCTCATGTGTCATGGTATAAAAGAATTATCTAGTGGTTTTCCCTTTAATATAAAAATAGAGAGACTACAATGAAGATATTATATATATTACTAATAAGTATATTATATATAACACCTCTAAAAGCAGATGAGTTATCCTGTCTTGCTGAAGCAGTATACTTTGAAGCACGTTCTGAACCTTTCATCGCACAGCTTGCTGTGGCTAATGTTATTCTTACAAGGGTGGAGTCACCCCGCTATCCAGATAGCATCTGTGATGTTGTCCATCAGAGTAGGAAGTGGAAGGGTAAACCAATACGAAACAAGTGCCAGTTCTCCTACTGGTGTGACGGTAAGCCAGAGACTATAGCCAATGTTGATGCCTATCAGGAGTCTGTCGGCGCAGCAGAACTTGCCTTGCAAGGTGCGATACTTAGTCAGACAGGTGGTGCCACGCACTATCATGCTGCCTATGTCACACCCTACTGGGCAATGGACGAAGAGTTCATGGTTCTGGGTCAGGTTGGTGGTCACATCTTTTACCTTGACAGCCGTAACTAAAAGGAGTACACTGTGTCAGATAAAAAATTACAGTCAGCTTGGGAAACTCTTAACACTCATGTTAAACAACTTAAAGCTAGAGTGAAAGAACAAGAGAATACCATCAAGGAACTAAGAGAAGAAGTGGCACGACTAAGACAAACAGAGGCAAATACAAAATGGGTGGAACACGATGACAAAAGTTTACGACTTTGATTGGCATCGTCTACAGAAGGAAGACACTCTAAGAAAAAGTCTTGGATATTCCACAGATGTATGGCAGCTAATGAAGGAGTCAGGATACAATGTTAACAGTGTTAAAGATAGAGATCAGTTTTTCAAAGACTTAGAGGACTTAGAGTGAGATGGCTAAAAATCTATGGCAAAAAGAACGTAGCGGATTAATGCGTGACCTTATCAGGGAGTATGTTGATGATGGTTATGAGTATAAAGAAGCTAAGAAACTAGCCAAGAAAGAAGCAGATAATATTATGGAAGATAAAGTTTCTTTTGTACATGATTTATGGGAAGATAGTTTTGATGACTGTTGAATTGATTGATCATATGGGTAGTGATCTATCTGTTGTTAACGCCGCAAGAGTAAGCTTCAACAAGGAGAGCAAAGAACTGTCAGACGGAGATACTAAACTGATAAAGTATCTGGCAAAACATAATCACTGGACACCCTTCGGCCATGCCTCTGCACAGTTCAGGATCAAGGCTCCGATCTTTGTGGCACGACAACTGATGAAACATCAGATAGGTCTGGTCTGGAATGAGGTAAGCCGTCGCTATGTCAAGACAGACCCGGAGTTCTGGAAGCCTGACTACTGGCGGCAGGGGGCAGATGATGTCAAGCAAGGATCACTCAGAAAGAAAGTGGCATCGCAAACTGTGATGGATCATATGTTCTCTGATGCAGAGCGTCACTGCGCTGATGCTTACAAAGCCATGCTTGAATCAGGGGTGTGTGCGGAACAGGCCAGAGCAATACTACCACAAAGTCTATTGACAGAATGGTACTGGTCTGGTACACTTATGGCCTTCTCCAGAGTTGTTGCTCTACGCAGCGGCAAGGATGCACAGCTAGAGACTAGAGCTATTGCAAAAGATATTGATACTCATATGAAGGAACTTTTCCCTGTATCATGGAGCGCATTATGTGGAAGTTAGTATTGAAGAAGGAGTTTGGTGATGTGGTTGTACAGAATTTTCGCACGAAGAAAGAAGCGGAAGACGAACTGCGAAACAGAACCGGACTCGTTCGGCATCTTACCCGCAGAACTGCAAGAGGAGTTTATGAAATCCAAAAAGGATAAAGTTATGGAAGTTCTCATTGAAGTGTATAAACCAAAGGTACGAGGAAAGATTGAAACATCATTCAAGGCAGCATGGCGTGGCCTTGAAAGGGTGGATAAAATTGAAACATTAATATCACTGGAGAGGGAGTTAGCTGCACAGAGAAAAGAAATATCTTCTGAACTACATAAACACAGCAAAGGAAAGTGGTAATGCCCCCGGTTAAAACCCATCAATCCTGTCCCGATTGTGGTGGCACAACCTGTGTTACCGTCAACGATTGGGGAACCTACTGTCACAAATGTCATACCTCAACCCTTAACAAGGATATGAAAGATATGGAATCGGAACCTGTAAAGAAGGTGGTCCCTATGAATACACAGAACAAGACACAATACAAGTACTCGGATATCTCAGACA